CAACGAAGTGAACTTCTGCGCCAAATGCCAGTTGTCAATAGTACCAGCCGAAGTAGATTTAAACAGGCCAGTAATCTTAGAAGGCTTATAACGATACTCAGCCCAACGCTCTTGATAACCAAACACAAGCGAGTCATTAGCAGAACCATCCACATAAATTTCCCTATTGTAAACAGGCTGCTCACCCAGCATAGCAAAAGCAGGGAAATAAAAATCGTAACGGGTAGAACGAGACCACATACGGTCCAGACCCTGCTGATAGGTCAAATCCGCACGAACAGAAATAAGACCAATAATCACGCCATGCTCAGTAAACGACTGAGTGAATCCATGGCGATTAGCCATGATAGTGCCAACAGCAGCCAAATCACCTTGAGGAGTAGAACCACCGGTGATGCCGGTACCAGAGGTCTGAGCAATAGGAGTAACGATCAGCGGCGAAGAACCACCGCCGAGATACTCAGGACGCTGGAGACGAGCATCAGGAGAAATAACGCCGAAATGTGCGCGAACAATCTCAGTGTAACGAGTACCACCGCGCGCGTCACGCTCAAGCAGCTTCTGGATCTGGAAAGACTGACGTAGCTGGTTGATAGTCGCAGCAGTAGCCTGGGACAGATCAGCATAAAGATTATTCGCTGCACCAGAAGGAACATAACCAGTAAAAACACCAGCAGTATCACCAAAAGCTATAAAAGGTGAACCTAGTGCATCATTACCAAGTACAGAAAGCTTATTATCTGCACTAGTAGCACCAGAAAAAGTATCATACCGAATAGGAGCAGAAGTACCAAGAGGCAGAGTTACAGAAGTTCCTCCCTTCTGAGGCCATGGCAACGCGCTAGTGAAATAATCATGACGCTTGCCGCGTCGAAGGAGCGAATAGTTGGTTGCAGCATTAGCATCGGGACCATCGCCTTTATCCACAACGACGGAATTCTGTAGGTTTTCGTCACGGAACCACTCATTCCAAATTAGGTTATACGCACGAGTGAAAAAAGCACAGTGAGAGACAGTGTTACCAGCACCAACTTGACCAACAGTAGGCAAGCCCATGTAGTCTTGAAGCGAACCAACAGCATAACCACCAGCTGGCGAAACTTGCTGAGGGACAAGATAAGAAATCGAATCACCGGGATTATCCTGCTGACCCATAAACTTCTGCCAGTTAGACCAAATTAGTCTATTAGGCACAAAAAAGAAAAACGAGTCCAGATACATATTATCCATAATCGGATTAATAGGAGTAGCCAGACGCGCAAAAGCGGTCATATTCAGATTAAAGGTATCACCCGGAAGAACCTCATCCACATAAACAGGAACAAGATAACCAGCATCAAAAGTGGTTTTATGCGTAAACTGACGATCAAACTTAGCGCGAGGAATTTCCGCGCTAGGAATCATGGCAAAACGATGAGGATCGACCGACCGATTGCGGTGCATAGGTCCAGAAAAACTCATTTGAGACTCCGAAGAAGTTGATTAGAACGAGCAAGATGCACTTGCTCTTTGACATTCATACGATCAGGCCAATACTCCAAACAGTCACGCTTAATCAGCGTATCCATCTCAAGCTCACGATTAGCCACAATCTCGGAAAAAGTACCGGGATCTTCTCTTTCGAAAAGAACATCATAGTACTTAGGAGGCTTAACCTTAACGCCGTTAACCACAACATAATCACGAGGATAGACATCGGTCTTGAATTTCTCAAGCCAACGAGAACCAATACCGGGCTTTAAACTCATACGATTAAATTCAGGAGTAACGGAATTACGAACTTCGCCATGCTCGTCGACGAACTCATCACATGCATACCAAGACTTAGCAGCATCACCGGTACGCTTAGCAACACAGTAACGCGCAATATAGGCAGCAGACTGAAAAGTAACATCTCCGACACTAGAGATGCCATACGGCCACAAAGATTCAAGAAGCTTAGACGTATACAACTTGTCACCAGAAGCAGATCTCTTAAAAAAGACCTTATCGGGAAAATCGTATCCAAACAAACAAGCATGAAAATGGGGACGAATGGTACCCTGTTCCCCATACTCTCCACCAGCATAGAAACGAACCTTAGAGCCGATACGACGACGAAGACGTTTCATAAACTTCTGGAAATCAGGATAGCTTAACGAACCACCCGGGGGTAGATGGGAGTCATTATAGGTAAGTGTAATGAAGGCATTGCGATCATATAAGGACGCTTCATGGAGGCAACGCATCGCCCACTGGCGAGACCTCTCCAGACGGCATCCGATACATTGACCACAGGGAAGCTCAAGAGTACCCTCAACACCAGACTTATTACGACTTACAAACTTTACTGATCCATCAGACATCCGGACAGCCGGCATCGGATGGTAGCAAGGCATTTACAGACGCCAACCACCGCGCATGGGACCAATCTGCATATTTGCAGCAGCAACAGTACGGGTGTGATGACCAAACTGCTTTGCACTGCGGTGCTTATTCACAGGATGGCGAGAAACGGGTTTCATAGGATCTCCAAAGTTTGACAAACATAGACACCTAGAAGGTGTCACCTAGACCAGTTACATCAAGTAGCGACTGGTCTAGGCGGGTTATACACCCTTATGCGGACTCTTTCAAGTCCTTAGCACGAGCCACCATACGAGGCTCAGGAAGCATGGTAATGATGCCGGTAGCATCATCAAACGAAGCAAGCTCATACAGCTCAAAATCATCGGGATGCTTAGCAAGATCATCGGTGGAATCCTTACGATTCACCTCATCCCGAAAAGAACGAAGTGCAACAGCCATGGAAGGCACAAACACAGGACGAGAAAAAGCCTGGGCGGCAGTGTCCTTAATGGAAACGATAACTTGATTCATAAAAACTCCAATCAAACAAGAACAAAACGATCAGAAAGAACTTGAATGTAAGCAAGCTGCTCACGACGAATACGCAAAATGTCTGCGTCAACCTCACGATCGATAGCACGACGAAGCTGGGCAATACGCAGCAACAATGCTTGACGAACAATAGAACGATCATTGTCAGAAAGATCAATAGACATCACAATCTCCAAATAGTGCAACATCGCACAAAAAAAATTATACAACAAAAAACCCGCCGAAGCGGGTTAGTGTTATCCCCAATAGACGACTTAGTTAGCCTGCGGCAGCACCACCATCGGGAGAACCCGATGGTGGGACAGGAGGACGTGCGTTGACAAGACCCAACTTAAGCGCCTCATCATAGTTAGCAGGATCCTCAAAAAAGTCCATAAAACGACCAGGGTCGTTATTGAAACGAGCACGAATCTCAGCAGGAATACGCACAAACTCCTCTTGTGCCTTACGCACAAGATTCATAGCAGTGTGGAAATCAGGAATGTTAGTGAAATCACCAGACTGAGGCATAGCCACTTGATTAGGCAACTCACCTGAAATGCCGAAACGACGAACAATCGTATTGATGTTTGATTCCTCCTCAGCAGATTGAATGGCCTTAGACTCATCAAGACACTCCAAAGCAGTCTCATTAGAAACTGCATCACGATCATAATTGAACGAAGAACGAAGAAAAACGGTATCCATAAAAACCTCATTTCAAAGAACGAATAACATCCAAAACAATCTTAGCCTCACTCGAAGTTCGGCCAAGATTACCCATAGACTCAGCGGCATCAATGTCAAATTTAAGAAGGCTAGTCTCAGACCTGAGCTTGGCAATCTTAGCTTCAATCTCCTTACGGATAGAAACCTGAGTCTCACCCTCCTGAGCAGCTTTAGCAGCCTGCTCAGCCAACAGCTGAATAGCGTACTTCAAACGCTGACCCTCAACGGGAACGTTCTTAGTTTCTTCAATGATCTTGGCAGTATCAGCATCAATACGGCCAACAGAAGAACGGGCTTGAGCAGCAGAGGCACGTTGATTCTCAGCCTGGGCCTCGATCAGATCAGCAGAAGCTTTTTTATTCTCAGTATCAGCCATGACGTTAGCCACTTGAGCAGAATTCAACTTTGCCTGAAGAAACGTGTCAGCAGCGCCAGAATATTGATTACCGGGAGTAGACACAACACCCCCGGGACTATTCCCGGGGGCTTGCGTATATGCAAGCATAGGATTCAAACCAGCAGCCTTCATATCGGCAACCTGAGTCTGGTACCTAGTAGCATATTGTTGAGCGGAAAAGCCCTGGGCTTGTTCCTGACGATCCGCAGCAGCGGAATTGTCAAAAATACCACCCAGAAGCTTACCGCCGACAGCCAAAAGAGCGTCGTCGATTCCAAACATTACTTTGGGACCCCCATGAAAAAAGGCAAAGAACGGTCAATCATAAAAATTAACGCAAACAATGCCAATAACATGATAACAAGTTTAAACCAATCAGTCATATTAGAAATGATCAATAAGTCCGGGAACAGAGTACAACGGCATCGGACGGGCAGTTTTACAATCGAAGAAAGAATCGAAAATAAACTGCTGACCATTAGCAGCAGCACCAACAGCAACAACACGAGAAACAGGAGGAGTATCCTGAATAAACGTGCTATTCAAAGTGGGCAACGAAGTGAACTTCTGCGCCAAATGCCAGTTGTCAATAGTACCAGCCGAAGTAGATTTAAACAGGCCAGTAATCTTAGAAGGCTTATAACGATACTCAGCCCAACGCTCTTGATAACCAAACACA